AGGGACCCCCTCCCCCACCCAACGCGAGACCGTCAAGAGCTGTCGATCTAAGTTTGTACGGGTCTGGGGATTTTGTGAGGGGCACTTTTCGTTGATGCGCCGCGCGAAACAGTGCATCGGAGGGTGGGTGCTCTGAGGGTGGTCAGAGGGGCAGGAGCGCTCCCTGCTGGTACGCGTTGCCAGTGATCGTGATGTATCGGCCTGTCGAGTAAAACTCGATCCGCTGCCCCTTCCACTCGCGCTTGAAGCCGCGGCGTGGAGCTGCGGTGCCCCAGATGTGCAAGCCGCGTCCGGAGGGGGAGATCTCGACGTAGGAGCCCTCGTAGTACGCGAGAAGCGTGCGAGTAGCCTCGTTCGGGATGCCGTTCTCGTCGAGGCAGGCGTCCAGGTCGATACAGCCGACGCCGTCGCCGAGGACGAAGCCGAGGGGCGCCCCGGTCGCGCTCGCGGCCTCATATGTGCTCCAGGTCGTCGGGTCGGTGACGGATGCCCACGCGCCCGTGCGTGCGCACATGGGCCGTTTGTTGACGTGGTTGACCCAGCGGGCGCGGGTGGTCAGCTCGACAGGGAGGCCGGCGGCTTCGTCGGCTCGGGTCGAGCGGTGATGAGCAACTCGGCAGCGTGTCGAGCAAAAGCGCGCGTCGGCTCGCGCCCAGGCTTTGAGCTGTCGTCCGCATTGTTCGCACGTTTTCATGTGTCCTATTGTAACGCTTATTTCGTTGATATTCTGCTGAATGGCTGGGGGTGATCTGTGTGGCTGGTCGCGGTCCTGCGCCGAAGCCGGAAGGCTCTCGCGCTCGTCGGAATAAGGATCCGCAGGTGCTCCGGATCATCACGGCTCAGCCTGTCGAGCAGCCGGCGCTTCCTACTATCGAGCAGGTCGTCGTCGATGAGTTCGGCATGCCGAAGAAGAAGCGCTTCAACTGGCCGACGATCACGAAGCGTTGGTGGAAGATGTGGGGCGAGTCGCCTCTATCTGCCGAGTACACCGAGACCGACTGGGCGTTCCTCATGGACACGGCCTATCTGCATGCCCTGTATTGGAAGGGTGACACAAAGGTCGCAGCAGAGCTTCGTCTGCGCGTCGCTAAGTTTGGTGCGACGCCCGAGGATCGTGCGCGCCTGCGGATCCAGTTCGCCGTCGCGGACGGCCTGGAAGATGACGGCCCGTCGGCTGAGGCCTTGCCGGTCTCGTCTCGTGCGAGGGGGCGAAAGACGGTCCTCAAGGCGGTGCAGTAATGCCCTGGTTGCCGATCGACGAAGAGGACGAGTTTCCCACGCTCGGCTATGACGTCGCCGACTGGATGACCGCGTATCTACTCACGCCGGACAAGGACGAGCTGATCCCGTTCGTGCCGACGCAGGAGCAGCTCGACTTTCTCGTTCATGTGTATGAGCTGGATCCGCAGACAGGGCGCAGGCTCAAGCAGCGCGCCGTTCTGTCCCGGCCTCGTGGCTGGGGCAAGTCACCGTTTCTCGCGGCGATCTGCTGCGCCGAAGCGATGGGGCCTGTCCTGTGCGACGGGTGGGATGCTGAGGGCCAGCCGGTCGGTGTGCCGTGGTCGACGAGGCGAACGCCGATCGTGCAGGTCACGGCAACGACGGACGACCAGACTGCGAACACGTGGGATCCTCTCCTGGAGATGCTGAGGGGCTCGCCAGCTGAGGACGAGTACGGAATCGACCCGATGGATAGCTTCGTCGCCCTGCGCCGTGGACGCATCGAGAAGCGCACGTCCTCGGCGACCTCCGTCAAGGGTGCGAAAGCCGTCATGGCCGTTATGGACCAGACGGAGACCTGGCTCCCGGGCAATGGTGGGCCGAAGCTCGCAAAGACGCTACGGTCCAACGCGGACAAGCTCGGCGGGTTGACGATCGAGACGCCGAACGCTTTCACGATCGGCGAGCGGTCGGTCGCTGAGAATACGGCTCGGTTCTATGAGCTGGTGAAGGCCGGGAAGGCCAAGAAGGAAGCCGCTCGCGGCCTCTACTACGACCACAGGCAGGCGCCGCTCGACACGGACATCACGGACCGCGAGTCCCTCATCGAGGGCCTGCGGTTCGCCTACGGCGACTCGGCGCGGGATCCGCGCGGCTGCGCGATCCACGATCCAGAGTGCGAGCCCGGCTGGGTAGACCTCGAACGAATCGCTGACTCGTTCTGGCATCCGGATAATGATCCGGCGGACATGTGTGCCGACTTCCTCAACCAGATCAACAGCGCGTCCGACGCCTGGCTCACGATGCCGGAACTTCGAGCGATCGAGGACCACGGCAAGACGATCTCGTCGACAGAGCCGATCACGCTCGGTTTCGACGGGTCGGAAGGACGGAAGATCGGCATCGCCGACGCGACCGTCCTCATCGGGTACTCGATCACCCAGAAGCACCTGTTCAAGGTGGGGATCTGGACGCAGCCTGACGGTCCTGCGGGTGAGGGCTGGCAACCGCCGCGCCTGGAGATCGAGCAGACCGTGCGCGACGCTTTTGAGCGGTACAACGTCGTCGGCTTCTACGCCGACCCGTCGGCAGGTTGGGCGCAGGACGTCAAGACCTGGGAGGCCAAATACTCGCGCCGCCTGCGCGCGAAGATCAGCGCTGCGGAGCCTATCCGCTATCCGCAGCGCAACGTCTCTCAGACGTGCGAGAACTTCGCTCAGTTGCTCTCGTCGATCCATCAGGGACTCATTACCTACGACGGCGATCCGACGATGACCGCGCATTTCCTCAACGCGAGGAAGTCGCCGCGCCAGGCCGGCTACGTGCTTGTCAAGCCCGCCGACGATCAGGACTACTCCAAGATTGACGCGACCTGGGGCGCGATGTTCGCGTATAAGGCTGGCCTCGACGCGGTCGGTAAGGGCGCGGCCAGGCCGACGGCACGCCGCGCTCCGCGACGACTCTACTAACAAACGCACTGGGGAAGGAGGCCCCACCTCATGACCAAGACCCACGAGGAGTGGCTCTCCTACCTCACAGCCAAGATGGACAAGGAGCGCACCAGGACAGACCTTCTGCGCTCCTACACCAACGGCACCAGTCCCCTACCGGAGATGGGGCCGAACCTGGCGAAGGCCTGGATCAAGTTCCAGCGTCGCGCGCGCACGAGCCCCGGAAAGCTCGTCGTCGCCGCGCTCGTCGACCGCCTCATCCCGAACGGCGTGACAGTCGGCGCGAGCGACAAGACGCCGGCGGCGCTGGCAGCAGCCAGGATCTGGCGAGACAACCGCCTCAAGGTCGCGTTCTCCGATGCGATATGGGACGCAGCGACCCTCGGTCGCGGCTACCTCCTCGTCACACAAGACGAGGACGGGCACGCTTGCGTGACCTACGAACGGCCTGAGCACATGTACGTGGAGCCGGATCCGGTCCGGCCCTGGCGCGCGCTCGCGGCTGTGAAGGTCTGGCGAGACACTGCGGCGGGCATCGATCACCTGGTGATGTGGACACCAGGGAAACGAACCTCGTTCTCCCGCTCTGCATACAGCGACTCGAAGGCCCTGATCTCGACTGTCTCGTCCGGCTGGCGGAAGGACGAGGCCGGCGAGCAGTCGTTCGAGGGCGCACCGCCCGTCGTCGTTCTGGAGAATAGGTTCGGCGAGGGCGAGTTCGAGAACGTGCTCGACCTGATCGACCGCATCAACTGGCAGACGCTGCAGCGCTTGGTCATTATCTCGATGCAGGCTTTCCGCCAGCGCGCGCTCAAGAGCGCCGAAGGATCGGCGGGCCTGCCAGCTGAGGACGAGGCCGGGAACGAGATCGACTACCAGAAGATTTTCGAGCCGTCACCAGCCGCCCTCTGGGAGCTTCCTCCCGGCGTCGAAATCTGGGAGTCCTCCCAGACGCAGATCACCGAGATCCTCAACGCCACGAAGGACGACTGGCGCGAGCTCGCGGTCGAGACCTCGACCCCGCTGTCGATCATGCTGCCCGACTCGGCAAACCAGTCAGCCTCGGGCGCCGAGCAGCCGCAGAAGGCTCTCCTGTCCAAGGCTGAGGACAGGATCGAGCGATTCAAGCCGGCACTGGCCTACCTCATGGTGCGCGCGCTCGCGGTCGAGGGCATCGACCTTGACGAGACCGAAACCGTCGAGGTCTTGTTCGTCCCGCCGCACGCTGTCTCACTCACGGAGAAGTACGCCGCAGCAGTTCAGGCCCGCAACGCTGGCGAAGCACTGGAGACGATCCAGCGGAATATCCTCGGCTACTCGCCGGAGCAGATCGCGCAGGACAAACAGCGCCGGGCAGAAGAGCAGCTGGCTCTCGCGTTCGCGCTGCAGGACAACCCCCAGCCGACCGATGAGGCGCAGCCTCCGGTCACGGGGGGGGGATCCTTCTGAGCTGAAAACCAAGTTCGACGCACTCGGCACAGCAATCCGCGCGGGCGTCGCTCCGCAGTCAGCGGCTCAGGTCGTCGGCCTCGACGGAATCAAGTTCACAGGCGCAGTGCCCGTCGCCCTGCGTCTGCCTGAGACGCAGTCAGCCGACCTTGAGGAGAAGTGAGCATGACGGACCTGGACGACCTCACGAGTGTCTACAGCGCCCAGGTCCACGCCGTGCGCACACAGATCACGAAGTTCGGCGAGGCCTACTGGGACTCCATGCCGAACTACAGGGCGAGCGCCGTCGAGGAGATGATCGACGCACTCGTCCCACGGGTCACCGCCGGTCAACTCCGCATCGCTGACCTGACCCGCGCCTACCTCGCGCGCTGCGCACACGAGCTCGGCTGGAAACTCGTCGTCCCACCGCTCGACAAGGCGGACATTCTCGGCGCTCGCGGCGTCGATCCCCGGACGGTGTACCGCCGCCCTGCGGTCGATGTCTACAAGGCGCTGTCTGACGGGAAGCCCGTCGAGCAGGCGGTCTCTGAGGGGCGACTCCGGTTGACTCAGCTGATCGGCGGTGACGCTCAGCTTGCGAAGGTCCACGCATCCCGGCAAGTGATGCGCGCCTACCCGGACAGCGGATCGTATTACCGGCGCGTGCTCACGGGCCGCGAGAACTGCGGCCTCTGCGTCGTCGCATCGACGCAGCGCTACTACAAGGAAGATCTGCTCCCGATCCATCCGGGATGTGACTGCGACGTGCAGCCGCTGCCGCCCGGAGCGGCAGGCCAGCAGGTCATCGATGAGGACCGCCTGGAGCAGGTCCACAAGATCGCTGCCGACCGGCTCGGAGAAGCCGACCGAGGAGGCAGAACGCCCGACTACCGGAAGCTAATCCGAGTCGAGGCACACGGGGAATACGGAGCCACTTTGACGTGGGCAGAACCGAAAGCCCCAAAGCAAAGCGGCACAGCGGATAAGGCGTAACGCCTACACGCGCAGCCGCACAATCAAGCCCCGCCGAGGCCGCAACGGCGCTCGCGGGGGAGGCTACCCGAAACGGGAGGACTGATCGACCATGAAGATTCACCTGAACGAGCGCCCGCATCTGCGGTTCGCTGAGTCCGCCGACGCGCCTGCGGGCGGGGAAGCGGATGAGGCTCAGGTCTCGGAGGCTGCTGCCGAAACGGAGCAGGCGAAGGACTGGGAAGCCGAAGCGAAGAGGTGGAAGGCGCTCTCACGCCAGAACGAGGCGCGTGCGAAGGAAAACGCCGAGAAGGCGCGCCTGTTCGACGAGCACGAGGAGCAGGGCAAGACGGAGCTGCAGAAGGCTCTCGATAAGGCTGCGCAGGCTGAGGCCCGCGTGAAGGCCCTCGAAGTCCAGGCGACGCGAGCACAGGTCGCCGCGGCGAAGGGCGTGGACGTTGACCTGCTGTCCGGCTCGACGCTGGAGGAGCTGGAAGCGTCGGCGGATCGTCTGCTGGCGTGGCGTGGCGAGCAGATCCCGAAGGGCGCCCCGGCGTCCGACGCGGGGCATCGAGGTGAAGAGATCAGGTCGAGCAAGCAGCTCACACGCGAGGACCTCAAGACCATGAGTGCCGAGCAGATCAACCAGGCCCGCCGAGCGGGCCAACTCAACGACGTGATGGGCCTCGCCTGACAGCGAGCCCGCGAAAGGAGCCACAATGGCTAACACGAACTTCATCCCCGAAGTCTGGTCGGCCTCCATCCTGGAGAGCTTCCGTAACCAGGCTGTCCTGACCGGCCTGACGAACCGCGAGTACGAGGGCGCACTGACCTCCGGATCGAAGATCCACATCGCCGGCATAGTCGACGTCAAGGTCAAGGACTACAAGACCGGCGTCCTCCCCGCCGCGTCCGGCGGCGGCAAGCAGCCGCGCACGACCGCGCCCGACACGGTCGCCGACACGGGTATCGAGCTGGTCGTCGATCAGGAGAAGTCCTTCGACTTCCTCGTCGATGACATCGACCGCGCCCAGGCGAACAAGAGCTTCGACAAGTACACCGAGTCCGCCGGTATCGGCCTGGTCGAGGACGCGGAAGCCTTCCTCACCGGGCTGCTGTCCACGCAGGGCACGGCGGTGACCGGCCTGACCACACCCACTGACTGGCCGAGCGCCTACAAAATCGCGCTTGAGCTGCGCGGCAAGCTCACCGACGCGAAGGTTCCGCAGGCTGGTCGCGTCCTGCTCGTCAACGGAAAGTTCGAGAACCTCCTGCTCTCCGACGGCTCGAAGCTCACCGCCTTCGACAAGTCCAACACGACCGAGGGCCTGCGAGAAGCGATCATCGGTCGCCTCCTCGGCTTCGACGTCGTCGTGTCCCCGTGGATGGACAACGCAAAGCCTATGGCGATCGCGCTGCACAAGCCCTCGGTTGCCTACGTCTCTCAGATCTCCAAGGTCGAGAGCATGCGCGCTGAGAACACCTTCGCCGACCGCGTCCGTGGTCTCCACGTGTACGGCGGCAAGGTGCTGCGCCCGACCGCCGTTCAGGTCTTTAAGGGGGTCTGATGCTCGTCCGTGGAATCAACGGCCTTGAGATCGAGGTCGAGGATCAGGTCGCAACCGCGATGATCGCCGCCGGCATCGTCGAGGCTGTCGCAGACGGCATCGAGCCTGTCGAGCCTGTCGCGCCTGTCGAGGACATCGAGGATCCGGAGCCCGCTCCGGCCAAGACCAAGAAGTAGGAGGAGAGATGACCGCCGCCCTACCGCTCGCGTCCGTCTCGGACCTGGAAGCAGCCCTAGGCCGCGACCTCAACGAGACAGAGAAGCGCCGCGCGGAGTTCGTCCTCGACAAGCTCTCAGCAGCTTTCCGAGACCGAGCACGCCAGACCTTCACCGTCGAGCAGTACACGCACCGACTCAAGGTCGACGGCGGCGGTCGCCTCTTCCCCACTCGGACCCCGCTCATCGCCGTCCACTCGGTGACAACAGACGACGGAACGCCGGTCGCCTGGCAACTTCGGCACGGCTTCGTCCAGGTCGACAAGCCAGCGTCCGACTTCCTCGTCGTCACTTACTCCGCCGGCCTCGCAGAAGTCCCCGCCGCCGTCCGACTCCAACTCGCCGACAGTGCGCGTCGCATCATGTCGATCGACGCCGCCGCCACGCACGGAGCCACGCAGGCTACGGACACGACCGGCCCGTTCACCCAGACTAGGCAGTACGCCAGCTGGGCAATCGGAGGCCAAGCCCTCCTCTCCCCAGACGACCAGGCGCTCGCGGACACGTTCAGGCCGCGCCGCTCGGGCCATGTGTGGGTGATGGAAGCATGAGCCGGGAGCCGATGGAAGAGTGGTGGACCCCGGTCCAGGTTGAGGGCAGCGTCCGCAGGGACGCTGACGGATACCTGATCAAGGGGATAGGCGGGAGGCTGATCGGCGGCTGTCTCGTCGCCCCGGGAGCCTTCACGGTCCCCGGCCTGCTGACGTCGCAGACATCGGAGCAACCCGATGAGCAAGCGACGCTGTACGCGCCGCCGGGAACGACGCTCGCGGTCGGCGACAGGATCACAATCCCAGCTGAGCACCCGCTCGGCGGGAAATGGCAAGTCGAGTCGCCGCCGTCCCCTTGGCCGAAAGGCGTCGCAGTCACCATCAACCGGAGGTGAGACCGTGGGGAATAACTTCCGCAGGGACTCAGCCGGCATCAAGGGCTTTCTGCAAAGCGGCGCCCTAGCTCCAGGCCTCCACCAGGAAGCCGAGCAGCTCAGGGCAGCAGCAGCAGCCGCCGCCCCGAGAGGCCTCACCGACAGCCTCGCCGACTCATACAAGGCCGAAACGACTAAAGCGCCGCTCAGGCCGGGAGGTCCGGTTCGAGACGTTGGCCGCGTCTACAACGACGCACCGCACGCGCTCGCTGTCGAGTTCGGCCACCGCTCCAGAACCGGAAAGCCGGTCCCTGGAGCGCACACTCTCCGAGCGCTCCTCGGAGCCAGATCTAAACGGAGGCGATTCCGATGACATACACAGACGCAGTCCAGGTAATCCGGGACGCGATCACCGCGGCGACCGGCATGCCGACGGCGCGCATCCTGCAGCCCGGCTTCACCGACGGGCCGCTTCCGCTCGCGCACGTCTCGCTCGTAAACGCCGACCCTGGCGAATACGACCGAGCCGACACGATCTCAATCTCCATCTATGCAAAGACCCCGGCCTCACCCGCCGAAGTCGGAGCCGCCACGCTCGCGGACCAGATCGAGGCGGCGCTCGCCGTCCGTCCGGTCGTCGGCGTGTCCGGTTGGGTAGATGAGGCAGAGATCGACTCTCTCCTGGGCGTGCAGCCTTACTTCGAGGCTGTCGAGGTCGTCCATATGACGGCAACGGTCACGCACAGGCCAATCTCAGAATGACATCAACTGACATGAAGGGAAGGCTCGCATGACCACCATCGAAGCCCTCAAGAAGAAGCATAACCGCACGACCAACGTCAGGAAGGGCCTGAACGCACTCGCGTTCCTGGCCCCGATGACAACGGCAGTCCCGGCGGCGATCACCGACGCTGGCGGCGCTCTCAAGGAGATCCCCGCCGACTTCATGCCCCTGGGTCTCATCACGACCGACGGCATTACCTTCTCCGCCGACGCGAAGAACGAAGAGGTCGAAGCCCTCGGATATGCGGAAGCGGTCCGGTCTGACCTGACCGGCGCGCCCAAGTCGGTGAAGCTGACGGTCCTGGAGCCTGTCCGTAAGACGATCCAGCAGCTCGTCTACGGCATCGACCTGTCGCAGAACAAGGCCTCCAAGACCACTGGCGAGATTACCTTCGACGAGGCCGCAATCCCGGCTCTCGCTGAATACCGTCTCCTGCTGGTCATGGCTGACGGACCCGCCGCCGACGAGTGGCTGATCGGTCGCTGCTACCCGCGCGTCAAGCTCTCTTCTCTGCCCGACGAGAAGTGGGCAGCGTCGGACGCGATGCAGTTCGACCTGGAGTTCGCGGCCTTCATGGACGAGACGGCGGGCACGTCCTGCCGCCACTACATCGGCGGCAGCGGTGCGATCCGCCACCGCGACGCGATCGGTTTCGAGCAGGCCAACTGACCTGTTCTCAGTCTCGGGCGGGCCGTGGTTGATCTCCCCACGGCCCGCCCGTCCACACCTCACGCCTGGAGATCACCTCACGGATAGGACCAAAGATGAAGTTCATCAAGACTGTCAAGACCGACGACGGCGCCGAGGTCAAGCTGGAGCGCGAGACCGACTCTGCCGTCGAGCAGAATCAGCTCATCTCGCAGGGCTGGGAGATCGTCGACGACGCCAAGGCAGATGAGAAGCCGACGCTGCCCGCGCCTCCCACCTTCAACAAGTAACCAATCAGACAAATAACTAGGAGATCAAGCATGTCTGACAAGGCACAGCCCACGTTCACATTCAATGCCCTCGCGAAGCTGGAGAAGGCTGCGGCCCCGGCCCCGTTCACTTTCGGGATCGGGAGCCAGGTCATCAGCTTCCCGGATCCGCTGAGCCTCACGCCCGAGGCCGCTGAGAAGTTCATGGCCGCGATGGAGTCCTCGAAGGCTCCGACGCAGATGATCCGCACCTGGCTCACCGCTGAGGATGCGGAGCTTCTCCTTAGCAAGCTCAACATGAGGCAGCTCGGCATCCTGATCCGTCAGGCTTCCGAGCATTATCAGGGCATGCTGGGCGACGCGGGGGAAGGCAGCGCCTCTACGACCGACTGAGTCGGTACGAGAGGCAGATCGTCTCCGATCTCGCGGAGCAGGGCTGGGATGCGCCGGTCCTGTTCCGCGCCCGCCGCTGGCGCTTCCTCCTCACGCTCATCGACGGCCTCGGGTCGACGAGCAGGACAACCGTCGCGATCCTCAACGATCCCGATCGCTTCGAGGAGATCGCGCGCACTGTCGCGGAGACCGAAGCGACTACCGACGATACCGAGGCGCGGATGAGGGAGCAGACGCCCGTCGTGCGCCTGCTGCAGGACATTTTCGATCTAGTGTCCGCAGCCTTCGGCGGCAAAGAGCCGTACCCGCGTCCGGTGTCAGCGGTCGAGCTCGCACTCGAGGACGCACGCACCGACCACCTTCACGACTTCCGAGATGAAGCGATGAAGGCGCTCCTCCCTAACTGGGAGGACACCGAAGAATAACCGAAGAGAGGAACCCCGGAATGGCTGGAGTCTACAAGGCGGGCACGCTGTACGTCGACGTCGTTCCCAGCATGAAGGGCTTCTTCAAGTCTGTCGAGGCCGATGCCAAAGCGCAGCTGCCCAGTATCGGGCAGAACGCGGGTAAAGACTTTGCGAACGGCTTGCGCTCTGGCGTAGGTTCCAGCGGCGCTCAGGTCGCGAAGTCCATCAGTCAGCCTATCGACGCTGCCGCCACTGAGGCGAAGGCCAGCGTCGACAAGATGACGAGGAGCATGCAGGCCTCGACGGGTGGCATGCAGAAAGCTGCGGAGGGCGCGGGCCGCAGCTTCACGACGATGGGCGCCGAGGCTGGCCGCAGTCGCGGCCCTATCGAGTCGGCGACGCGCGACCTTGACGAGGCCGCGCAGGCAGCAGATAAGGCTGCGAGGGGCACGCGCGAGGCGGGCTCGGGTTTCTCCTCTATGGCCGGCTTCGCGCAGAGTGCGATCGCGCCTCTAGCAGCAATGGCCGCAGCCGTGGGCATTGGAGGCTTCGTCTCCGAGGCTATCGCCGCGTCCGACGCCACCCAGAAATTCGCAGACACCCTCAAGTTTGCGAGCATTGATCCGGATCGGATCGAGGAGCTTGGCGCCGCCGCGCAGAAATACGCGGATGATACCGTCTACGATCTCTCGGATATTCAGGGGATCACGTCGCAGCTCGCGGCGAATGACGTTGAGGGCTTCGACAAGCTCGCGGAAGCTGCGGGCAATCTGAACGCTGTCGCGGGTGGCTCTGCTGAGACCTACAAGCAGGTTGGCTTGGCGCTTGTGCAGGTCAACGGGGCCGGGAAGCTGGCGACGCAGGACTGGAATCAGATCGCAAACGCCATTCCCGGCGCGTCCGGGAAGATTCAGAAGGCCCTCCTGGACGCGGGCGCCTATACGGGCAATTTCCGCGATGCAATGGCCCAGGGTCAGATCTCGGCGCAGGAATTTAACGAGGCTTTGCTGAGCCTCGGCTTCGATGAGGTCGCAGCGAACGCAGCTCGCGATACGAGCCGTATCGAAAACGCCGCCGGAAACCTCCAGGCCACGATCATGGGCGGCGTGAAGGATCTCGTCGACTACATGAAGCCCACGATCACAGACCTGATGGGCTGGCTGTCGGACATGTTCTCGAACGCCTTCGGCTGGATCCAGGAGCACAAGGATCTGCTGGTCGCCCTGGGTGAGGGTGTCGGGGTCGCGGTCGCCGCCTACTGGGGCTTCTCCGTGCTCACGACCGTGATCGAGTGGATTAAAAACACAACGCTCGTGCAGGAGGGGCTCAACGCCGCTATGGCCGCGAACCCCATCGGGCTTGCGGTCGTGGCTATCGGCGCACTCGTAGCAGGACTCATTTACCTGTATAACACCAACGAGGACGTGGCGAACGCCATTAACGCCCTGGGTGCGGGTATCGCGGAGTTCTGGACGACAAACGTAACGCCCGTGGTCGACGCTTTCGTCGACTACACGAAGAATACTCTCGTGCCGTCTATCGAGTCGGCGTGGGGCATCCTCACCACAGGCGACTACGACGGCAATCTCTTCGGCCTCGAAGAGGACTCAGCGCTCGTCGACTTCTTCTTCACGCTGCGAGACGCGCTCCTCGCCGTCGGCGAGATCTCCTACACGGCGTGGACGGACCAGATCAAGCCCTCCCTTGAGGCGGCGTGGGACTGGATATCGAGCACGCTGTGGCCGGGCCTCCAGAACTTCTGGTCGACCGTGCTACAGCCCATGTTTGAGGGGATCGGCTCGGCCCTCGCGTTCGCCTGGACCGCAATCATTCGACCAACCCTCATGGCCCTGTGGACCATCATCTCCCGGGTCATCTGGCCTGTCCTCAAGACCCTCTGGGAGAACGTGGTCAAGCCGCTGTGGGAGGGCTTCGCCTCGGCAGTCCAATCAGCCTGGGCAGTCATCTACCCGGCAATGCAGGCGCTCGCGGCTTTCTTCCGTGACACGCTCATGCCCGCACTCTGGTCCTTCTGGCAGGACGTCGTTGAGCCTGTCTGGACAAACGTCTCAACGTTCATCCTCGCTGTCTGGGACAACGTCTTGTATCCGTTGTTTGACCTGCTGGTGACGGTAGTTTCGGGCACTATCGGCATGGCCTTCGAGGGCCTGTGGACAACCGTAGTGACGGCCTGGAATGGGATCAGCTCGGCGATCCAGACGGTCTGGGGCATCCTCTCTCCGATCTTCTCTGCGATCGGCAGCGCGATCTCCTCGACGCTCGGCCCAACCTTCACCTGGCTGTACGACTCGGTCATTAAGCCGGTTTGGGATCAAATCTCGTCGGCGGTACAGACGGCCTCCTCCGTCCTGATCGACATCGTCTTTCCGGCGATTAAGAGCGCGATCGGCGGCATGAAGGAGAGCTTCGAGTCTTTCCGACAGTCGGTCGAGACGGTGTTCGAGAAGGTCAAGGGCGCAGCCGCAAAGCCGATCAATTTTGTCATCACGACGGTCTATCGTGACGGCATTAAGGCTGCTTTCGACACAATCGCCGCGAAGGTCGGCCTCTCTGTCCGTCTCCCCGACGTGAAGGCGATTCCGGCCTACGCGACCGGCGGCGTGTTCTCCACCATGACGCCGGGCTACTCGCCGGGCAAGGACATCTACCATTTCTACAGTCCGGACGGGGGCGGCGCGCTGCGGCTCTCGGGCGGCGAGGGCATCATCCGCCCCGACGCCCTGCGAGCTCTCGGCGGGAAGCCCTGGCTCGACCGTGTCAACGCCTCGCGCGGCTCCGGCCTCGCGACCGTCGGAGAGACCGGACGCCGCCGCGGCGAAGTAGCCTTCGCAGACGGCGGCATCTGGAACGCCGTCAAGGGCGGCTTCGCCGGCGCCCTGGACTGGGTCAAGGAAACGACGGAGGCGGTCGCGGAGATCGTCACCGACCCAGCCGCAGCAATCGCAAACCTGGTCATCAAGCCGGCGCGCGATCTGCTCTCCCCGAAGGACGGCAGCTTCTGGGAGTCCGTAGCATACGGCATCCCGCCGATGCTATTCGACGGCCTCAAGAGCATCTTCACCTCGAAGGTGAACGAGTCCGGCCTCTCGGGCGGCGCGGGCCTCGTCGGCGCAGCCATGAAGGCCGTCCTCATGGGCGTGCCCTACGTGTGGGGCGGCTCCGCGATCCCGCCCGGCCTCGACTGTTCCGGCCTCGTCTACTGGGCCGCGCAGCAGCTCGGCCTGGGCTGGCCGCGACTCACCGCTGCCGGTTACCAGTCCGGCTCAACGCCGGTCCCCTGGGGATCGGCAACGCCCGGCGACCTCCTCTACTGGGGCTCGCCCGCTTGGCACGTCGCTGTCTATGCCGGCAACGGCCAGATGATTGAGGAACCCCGGCCAGGTCTGAGTGCCCGCAAGACGGCGATCTGGGGATCACCGACCGTCGGACGCTACGGAGGCGCCCGCAAATATGACAGGGGCGGATGGCTCCCCGACGGAGTCACCGCCGCAGTCAATCAAACCGGGCAGCGCGAAGCGATCCTCACCGCCCGACAGTGGGCCGACGTGTCCGCGCTCGCGGCTAGTGGCGCGGGTGCTGGGGTCTCGCTGGAGGGTGCCCAGGTCAATCTGGTCCTTGATGACGGCGTGCGGTTCCGCGCGCACGTCGAGGGGATTAGCGCGGGTGTCCTCGCTCGTAGGAAGCAGCTCGCAGGAAGGAGCCGATGATGACGCGGACAAACCTCTGCCCTAACCCATCTTTTGCCTACGGCACGAACGGGTGGTCGAGGTACGCGCCGTCGTCGCTCCGGATCGCGTCTGATACTGCTGCGTGGGGCGGGCACCAGCGGCAGTCACCTACCTATCTGGTGGTCGACGTGCCCGCGCAGCTGCAGGGTCAGGTCGCTACGCCTGGCGTGTCCCCGGTCCCGGTCTCGGCGGGGCAGGCGTTGGCTGTGTCGGCGCTTGTTCGCACGAGTCCTGGGATTGGCCTCGCTGTCCGCGTCGAGTGGACGGTCGCGGGCCGGAGTCAGGCAGCGCCCGCGCCGCTGCTGCTCGCGTCGAGCGCGGAGGGCGACCGTCCGACGTGGGTCCACGTGGCCCCGGCGGGCGCCACTCAGGCGCGCGTGCGCTTCGAGGTCTACACCTCGGGCGCGCGCGATAACAAGCCAGGGTGGCTACACCTGGACGACGTGATGATCGTTGCGGCGGCGACCGTCGAGGAGGCTGTCGCTGACGCTGCGGCCTTCTTCGACGGGGACACACCTCAGCAGAGGATCGGCTACACCCAGCGCGCGATCACTCACCAGTGGACGGGCTCGAAGGGTCTGTCTACATCGCGCGAGGTTGAGGCCGCGCTGGATATGACACGGGAGCCGGTCGCGGTCGTCGAGGACGGCCAGGCCCCGCGAGTCCAGGTCGTCATCCCGGCGGCGCTCGCACCTGCGGGCACGGCATGCTACGTCGAAGGCGTCGCCGCGACGGGCTTCAAGTGGATCCCCCGCGCGGGCGTGTGGACGGGAACAGGCGAGCAGCGGGTGATCGGCGATTCTCTCGCGCCGATCAACACAGAGTTCCGGTACAGGCTGACGACGTCGCGGGGCGTCGAGGTGGAGTCATCGCCGGTCGTGCGCCGCTGGCGCGGACTGTCCCTCATGACTGATACGGCAGGCAAAATGCCGGTCAACCTGCTCTGGCAGGGGACCGATCAGCGCGAGAAGAAGATGAGAGTCACCGAGCACGAGGTGCCCGGAAGGCCGACGCCGGTCATGGTGTATGCGCCGACGATGGGCGCGGGCACCGTCTCGCTGACGGCGCGCACGAACCGGCGGGATACTCCGGCGCTCGATCTCCTGCTGGGCACGCCGACCCCAGTCGCACTGTTCCACAACCCTGAGCACTGCGTGCAGTGCCAGGCAGGCGTGTGCGACGTCGCCCTCGTGACGCTCATGTCACCGACATCCGTCTCGATGGAGCGCGCCCCAAGGATCGACGTCGCGGAGCGCACATGGACGATCAAGGGCACGATCACGTCCCTGCCGCAGGCATCGACTCTCCTCGCTCTCTCGACGTGGGCTGACTTCGACGGTCGCGCGATCACGTGGCAGGCGCTCGACGCGCGCCGCCTCACGTGGGAGGGCTTTGATCGCACGATCTGGCAGGAGGAGAGATGAGCCTGACCGGCCCGGACGCGCGCATCCCAGACGACCTACTGCACTCCGCGTACACGCTGCAGGCGACGGTCGAGTCGTGGCTAGGCGACGAGTATCTCGGTGAGGTACCCGTCGAGGACGGCTCGGTCTCCTGGGACGCGACTCAGCAGGTGCAGGGCTCGCTCTCGCTCACAGTCCCGCGCGTCGGGTCGGCGAGTGAGGATGAGTCCTGGAGGGACTGGGATCCAACGGACCCGTCACACCCGCTCGCGTGCTTCGGTCAGACGCTCCACGTCTCATTGACGATCGCGTCGGTGATCCCCGGCGGCGGATGGTGGGACGTCCAACTCGGACGATTCATCATCACATCAGTCGATCCGGGGCCTTCGACAGTGCGGGTGACCGGCAAATCGTTGATGCACCGCCTCGAAGAGGACAGGCTAACGACGCCGCTTTCCCCCATGTGGAACGGAACGCTCGCATCCGAGATCCGTCGCCTGGTCGGCGGGCACATGGGCGTCGTGATCGACACCGGCCTCGTTGATCGCTGGTGCCCCTCGATGACATGGGGAGAGTCCAGGATCGACGCGGTCTACGAGATCGCGAAGGCATGGCCCGCGTCGATCCGCGAGGGCGGCGACGGCATCCTGTACGTGACCCCGCCGGTCTCACCGCCGGTCTCGCAGCCGAAGCTGCGACTCACGGACGACCTGGACGGCACAGTCGTCGGCGTCTCGTCCCAGGTCTCGCGCGACAAGGTATATAACCGCGTCGTCGCGCGCGGCCAGGACGGACACGACGAGGGCGCGCCGGCGTTCCAGGCGGTCGCGGATCAGACGACTGGCCCGATGAGGACCGACGGACCCTACGGAATCGTCCCCCGCTTCTTCTCCTCGCCGCTCATCACGTCGCAGGAGCAGGCACGGAAAACCGCTGAGGCGATGCTCGCTGAGTCGATCCGCAGAAAAGTCAAAGTCCCAGTGGAGCACGCACCGGATCCGCGCGTCGCGCTCGATCAGCCTATCGAGATCGTCACGCAGCCTGTCCTAGCTGCTGAGCCGAAAACCCTCTGGGGCCTCGTGACCGCCTACGAAGTTCCCCTCACGTACAAGGGGACGCAGAAAACCGACGTGGAGGTGACGCTGTGACAGTCCGAGTGATGGACCTGATCTCCTCTACGCCGGATGATCTGCCTCCCAGGTACGGGTCGGACAGGTCAACGACGGCGATCGCGCGAATCGTCGACCTCGTCGAAGGCGGGCGCCAGCTAATCGTCTCCCTGTACGGCGGGGCAGGCGTGCAGATCCCCGCGACCGCCGTCAACTGGGCGGGAGTGAAAACCGCGCACGTGCTCCTCGACCCGGACACGGGACGCCCGGTTCACGCGCTCGGCCCTGCCCCGTCCCCCGAGGGGCCGCTCCCGGCGGTCCCGAAAACCCCCGAGCCCAAGCCAGTTGCCCGGCACGCGGTGCTCACGCCGCAGTGGATGGGCACATGGACAAACGCCGGCTGGACGAGATACGGCGACGGCGGGGCCTGGCAGGGCACCAACCCCGCAGGCCAACGCCTCCGAGGCCTCATCACCTACGGGCGGCAGCTCGAAGCCCTCGGAACGATCACCATCACCCGCGCGCTGCTCACCGTGCAGCCCGCGTCGCACATCCCACCGTGGGCGCTCGTGATTCAGCCCGCCGCCTACTCGGAGTCGGGTCCGCAGCCCATCGGCGCGACGCAGACGATCAACGTGAGCGCCGCGCAGGCACAGGTCGACATTACGGCCCTGGCAAAGACGATCCCCGCTGGCGCTGGCCTCGCGCTCGTCGGCGCGGCCTATGGAGGCATCATCAAGGGCGGCGCAAGCGCAGCCCTCCACATCGACTACACCGAAACACTCCCCACCAAGCCCGCAGAAAGGCGCGCCCAATGAGCTACCAGGACCAAAGAGGCCACAAGGTGCCCTCCCCTACCGACCCGGCCCGCCGACAGGATCTCCTCGACCTCTCATTGTCCATCCCGTCATACAAGGCCTGCGCGTCCGAGACCGCCGCCTCCCAGTACGTCGCCGCGCTCGCGGGCGTGGGCCTCACTGCGTCCCCTGCGCAGCCTGTGTATGTCTGGAGGACTGATCTGAACGCTATCCGCGTGTGGGATGGTCGCCGCTGGTCGGGCGAGTCAAATCTGCAGATGGAGTTAGCGGCAACAGGAGACGTGCCTGTCGGCAGTGGCCTGAGCGCCGGCGTGCGGAATGGCCTCATCAAGGCGGGCAGGGTCGCGACATCGGCGACGGAGGTTGCATTCGGGAATCTATATCTTGACTTTGTAACATTCCAGACGCCTTTCCCGACCGAATGCGTGTCTGTCACGCTCACGCCGTTGTATGGGACGGGGTCGGGAGGCTGGAACTTCAAGAATGCCCAGCAGTTCTGCCTTGACTCGATGACCAGGAATGGCTTCCGTGCGATGCTGCCGGGGGTCACGACCACAGGCCGTCACGCCTACTCCTGGGTTGCAGTCGGCTACTGACACCCCACCTGATCTTTCACGCCCTCGGACAAGCCCGTCCGGGGGCTTTCCTACACCCAAGAGGAGAAACAAATGGAACAGACCATCGAGCAGCTCATGGCGTCGATGACCCCCGCGACGGACACGCCGCCCGACGTCGTCGCCCCGATCTTCATTCCCTACGAGCAGCAGGAGGGCGCCCGATGAGCATGACCGCGCAGGACGTCCTTGCCTGGGCAGCGGGCGAAATCGGGTACACGCGGTGGAACGATCCCGAGGAGGGGTCGAAGTACGGGCGTTGGTACGCGAAGAAGCATGGTGCGTATTACGGCACGTCCGGCGTCCCCTTCTGTGCGATGGGTGCCTCGTGGTGTGCGACCGATGAGGAGGATAAGTCCGTCCTGCCCGGCGGCGATTTCGCATACGTGCCATACGGCATCGCCGCGGCGGCACGCGAGGGACGCCTCGTGGAGCCGATGACGCAGGCCGCGCCCGGCGATCTCGTGTGCTTCGACTGGGATGACGACGGTATCGCCGACCACGTCGGCATCGTCGAGGCCAACTACGGCGGCTGGATCCAGACCGTTGAGTTCAACACGTCGTCTGGTGCTGCTGGCTCGCAGGGCAACGGCGGCGGCGTGTGGCGCCGCACCCGCGACTGGGACTCCGTCTGCGCAGTTATCCGCCCGTCTTACGGCGACGCGACAACCGCCTCCGGTTATACCGATGTCACGGCCCTGCAGGCTGCAGTCGGAGCGACCGCCGATAACGTTGTCGGCCCCGATACCACGAAGCGGATCTACGCCGTGGTCGCCGCCTCCAGCTGGGGAGGCCGGCAGTTCCCGTTCGGCGTCGAGTACGTGCAGTCCGTGATCGGTACCGAGGCTGACGGGGTCTGGGGCGATGCCTCGGACGAGGCGCACGATCGAGTCGTCGGCGACCTCCAGCGCGCCGTCGGTGTCGATGACGACGAGATTTACGGCCCGGCCACCAACCAGGCAATTAACACCGCGCTCGCGGGCGCGGAGAAGGGAAACTGACGTGAACGATCTGCTTCTCGGGCTTCACACGGACCCGTTCATGACGACGGTCGTCGTCGGTATGATCTGGCCGATGATCCAGGCGGCGCTCGACCGCCCGTACTGGACGCCGGCGCGCCGCAAGGTGCTGCTGGCGGTCGTCGCCGTCGTCGTCTCCCTCGCTGTCTGGGTATCGGGCACGTATCCGGCAACCTGGCGTCTGCTCATCGCGCAGGCCGGGGTTTTCCTCGGCATCGCGTGGTCGGTTTTCCAGGTGCTCTCGGCGATCCGCGTCAACGGCGCGAGCCTCATTGACTGGGTCGGAGCTGTGACTCCCGGTGGCGAGTCTGTCGAGGAGGTCCGCGCCTCTGCGTCCGTTGTTCCTTCGACCCGGGTAGTTGACGGGGCCGAGCTGGCCAGCCGTGACTGAGCTCCTAGCTGATCCGAAAGTCACGGACGCGCTCGCTGCGCTCGTCGTCGCGGTCCTCGTCGCAATGACGGGCGTTGTCGCTCTGGTCGCGAGCCAGGTGCGCCGCTGGCTCGAAGCGAAGTTCGCGCACGTCCTCGAGGGAGTTGAGGAGGCCCGCGCTGCCGCCCTATCGGCGGACGCGCAGGTCTCGAACGACCACTCGACCAATATGAGGGAGGACTTGGACCGTGCGATCGAGACAGTACGCGCTGTCTCGGACCAGATCGGCGAGCTTACCGGCCACGTCGGCACGCTCGCCGATCAGCTGGGCCGCGTCGAAACGACGCTCAGCAATCACGGGAAGAGTCTCGAAGCCGTCGAAAGCCGCGTCGGTCGGATCGACGAGCGCGGAGGCCGCATGGCCGAAGAGATCCACGACGAGCGCGTCGCCCGTGAGGCGGCTCAGCGGACCATCGACGAGCACTCGCACGACGCGCACGCGCGGCTACACGAGCGCCTCGACAAACTCGAAGAGAGGATGAACGAACAGTGACGACCACCATTACTGGTACTGTCGGGCGGCTTGACGGCGCTCCCGAGCCGCAGGCGTACATCGTCGCTACGCTCGCGGGGACAGGTGAGAACCTCGCTGTCCTCGCGGGCGGGCCGGTGGCCCGACAGGCCGATGTGCGAGGACAGATCGTCCTCCCCCTCGACATCCGCACGGAGACGCAGGTGCATCTGCGTCTCGCGATCCCGGGTCGCACGCTCCGCGAGGCGACTGTGTCCCTGCGCCCGTCGGTCGCCTACGACCTGGCGCAGATCTTCTCCGGCGCCGCGTCGCCAACCCCTGCGCCCGCGCCGGTCCCCGGTACGGGCGGCGTCGAGGTCTCCGGCGATGGGGACACCCTCACCCTGAACGGCACGGTCTCCGGCGACGGGGACACACTCGAGATCGGAGCCTGATAAATGGCAGCGAAACCGACCCTGTACACGAAGCAGGGCACCGATAAAGCGATCGCCCGCGCGGTCGCACCTCTCGCCACCAAAGCTGAGCTGTCCGGCTACGCGACGAAGGGCGACGTCGCGACCGCCGCAGCCGGCGGCAGAGTCGACCTGACCGACTACGCGAAGAAGGCAGAGCTGCAGGGCCTCGCTACGCGCGAGGAACTGGGCAGCTACGCGACCACCCGGCAGGTGGCCGACCTCGCCTCTCGCGCTGACCTCACGGCCTACGCAACGAAGGATGAGGTTGCGGGCGTTGCTAAGCGCTCCGACCTGACGGGCCTCGCTACGAAGGCCGAGCTCGCCGGTTACGCGACGAAGGGCGACGTCGCGGGCGTCGCTCACGCCTCAGACCTAACGGGCCTCGCTACGAAGTCCGAGCTGCAGGCCGCGCTCACAGGCGTCGGCATCACTGTCGTCGCCACCGAGGCCGAAGCGCAGCGCCTGCCAGACGGCGTGCTGTACTTCCTCGCCGCCGCAGCGTCGCCCGCGCAGCCTCCGACCCCGACACCCGGACCCGCGCCAGCCGCCGGCCCCTCAGTCGTTGCTCACGCCTCGGGATCCGTCGTCGGACAGACAATCACAGTGAAGCTCGACGGCAAGGCCGGAGACAAGATCATCCTCGGCATCAACGAGAAGGCTCAAGGCGGTCGCGCGACCGCCAACCTCCCCCAGGGCTGGACGACCCTCGTCGACCCGTACTGGGTCGGCACCATGAGCGCGACCGTCGTCACCGGACCGTGGGCACCCACGATCACGATCAGCATGTCTCAGAACGCCGAGATCGGCTGGGCCGCAGCCACCGTACGCGGAGCGTCCTCCATCGAGGCCGGCACCGTCAAGAAACGCCAGGCCGAACCTGTCGAAACCAAGACCTGCACGGCGCCCGCGCTCGCGGGTGCTGGTCTCGCGCTCGGCTTTACTTTCGAGCGCACGAGTGCCGTCGAGTCATCTGAGCAGGTTACGGTCTCGGAGGGCTGGGAGAAGATCGAGTTCGCAGCGCAGGACGGCCTGAATTACCAGACTGTGACGCTCGCGAAGAGGGTCGCAGCCTCTCCCGCTGACCTGGTCGTGACCTACCCGAACGTCCAAGGGAGTAACGGAATCGGTGTCCAGGTGGTCGCCCGTGGCTGAGCTGACCATTTATCGCCGGCGACGCGACGGCGGTGACGTGCCCGGGGTCGTGCGCCGCCGACGGCGCGACGGGGGAGATCTTCTCCTGCGCCGCCGTGAGGCGACGACCCCGGTCACGCCGACCTCGACGGACGTCGTCGAGCAATTCCTCAAGCAGAAGCCCTTCTATATCGCGCATAGAATGGGCGGCACAGAGTATCCAGAATTCACACAGCGCGGTCTCGAAGCCTCGCTGCGCGCAGGCTTCAAGGCCCTGGAGATCTCCGTCCGTCTCTCTGCGAAGGGACCGAACGGAGAGCCCGCCGAATTCGTCGCGATCCACGACTGGAAAACGACGAGGACCGTGCCTGGCACGGACCTGCCGATCTGGTCTACCCCCTGGAGCACACTGCGCACACTCCAACAGGGAACGGGGCCGTTCATGCGGCTTCGTGACATCGTCGACCAGATCCCAGATGACGTGGTCCTCGCGATCGACCACAAAACGACGTCATCTGAGGACCAGCGAAACACTGCTGATCTGCAGGCCGAGGAACGGCTCTTTGAGTACCTCGACACCGCTTTCGGTGGGCACCCAGAGCGCCGCGTCATCTGGAAGATTTTCGCGAAGGGGACGAGCGCGGTGCGCGCGAAAGCACGCGGATACCGCACAATGGCAATGCTCTACCCCGCAGAAGTTCCCGCGGCTGACCTCGGCTCATGGGACATGATCGGCATGGAGTGGTCCGCGAGCGCGGACGTGTGGAATCGGATCAACGCGACCGGGAAGCCGACGATCGCGCACATCATCACCAACGAGGGACAGGCGAGGACGGCGCTCGATAAGGGCGCGTCCGGCCTCATGGCGTCCTTCCCGTCACGTGTGCATCCGTAGCAGCTGAGAGGCCCCACCCTGCCGGGGTGGGGCCTCTCTCGCTATTCAGGCTGGGCTGCGTACCGCTGTCGCTGGGCACGGCTGACGGCTCGGAATGTGTCGTCAGTGCGGGCGTTGGCTGCTGCTTGTGGGTCGCGGGCGCGGGCGAGCCGAGCGAGGTTCTCTGGGCTGGCTGCTCGTGCCCCTGTCCGCTCGCGGAGGCTGGCGGCGATGAGCTTCGTTGTGCGCGGCAGCTCGTAGGCCTCGCGGTATTCGGCGGCGCTCATGCCGTGAGTGCGCATGATGTGTGCGGCTAGGCTCAGGCAGGCTTTGCCGCACTCGTGGCAGATGAGCCGTCCTTCTTCGTCCTCTGTGATGCGTCCGTAGACCCCGGCGCCGACGGGCTGGCCGACGCGGGGTGCGGGCTCGTCGGCGTGCGGGCCTCGCGCCCGCTTGTAGTGCATGAGACAGAGGCCGTGTGAGATCGCGTCGCGGTCGCACCCCGGGGCCGAGCATAGGTTGGCTGGGGCGCCTGGGGAGCGGACCCAGCGGCGCTGAGCAGCCCACGCCTCGACAGCGGCGACGCTCCACCAGTAGGCATGGCCGACGCGGATAGGGCGCAGGCCCTCGCGGCGCATGGTCTGGCAGAGCTGAAGTACATCACGCTTGACACCGAGGAGGGCTGGCACCTCGGCGGTGGGCAGGTAGCCGCGTTCGCGGGCTTCGGTCTTGGTCATGACGGCGTCGACGTCTTGGCGCATGGTGTGGTCTCCTGCTGTGGGGGAAGGCCCCGGCCCCTTGTGGGGTCGGGGCCTTCTTCGTTCTGTCAGAGCGCGTGGTTGGCGCAGACGGCCCAGAAGTCGTCGTCGGTCACGACCTGGTAGTAGCCCTGGTCGTTCAGCCATTCGACATTGGCTTCGGGGTCGTAGGCGCGGTACCAGGCGAACGTCTCGCCGGCGATTGCCGCGACGTCGTGCTCGTCGGCAAAGTCGCCGAGGGCGTCGGCGATCATATCGCAGACATCGCTCATGGTGGAGTAGCGCTGGTCGCAGCCGGTGGTTTCGATGATCTCGGCGAGCTGCTCGGCGGTTTCGATGTTGTTCATTGGTCTCTCCTTCTTTGAGGTTCGGGGGGCTTTCCCTCCCGATGACTCAACTATACACCGAGCGCGATGTATAGTGCAAGTGGGGTTGAATGTGATGTGCGCTACTTGGTGAGATCGGTGCGCGCTCCTCGACCAGGACGCGACGCAAGCCAGGCGTCGATCGTCTCGGGCGACCATCCGCGCAGCGGCCCGGATGGTGTCGTGATGAATACATCCGCCTCCGGCATCAGGCCCTTGAGGATGTATGAGCGAATAGTTGCGATAGCGAGGCCGGTGCGCTGTGCGACGGTGGCGCTACTGAGGTATTCAGTGGGCATAGATAGTCCTGTCAGTCGTAGGGGGAGACAATTTCGACGGGGATGTCGTCATCGCTGAGGAGCTGGAAAGCGCGCCCGACGCAGGCGCGGTATGCGGCGATGGGCAGGCGCTGCGCCCAGCGTGTGTGCTGCTCATAGTCAGCCTGCGTAGAGTAGGCAATAAGCGCGGTCGGCAAGCTGCGGACGGTCTCGTCCTCATCCTCGATGGGCGCGAGCAGCTCGTCGAGACACTCGAGCGCAGCATCCTCCAGCGCTCCGAGGGCCATGTGGACGCCGAGAGGGTCGCGGGGCTCGCTCTTTGCGATCTCCCAGGATCGGATCACGCCCTCGTTGACATCGAGGATCTCGGCGAGGTCGGCGCGCGAGAGACCGAGCGCTTCGCGTCGGCATCGCAGCCCGACTGCAGTGAGTGGATTGCGGGGCATGTGGTCTCCTGTCGTAGGGGGAGGCCCCGGAGCGTGTGCCCCGGGGCCTCAGTGGTTGGGTCAGTCGAGGAACTTCGCGACGTTACCGCCGATCTCCTCGAGGACAGTCAGCGTCTCCCAGATGCTGGCGTAGCCGTCGGTGAGGGCCTGCGACTCGCACTCGGTAGCGATCGCGTTGTAGATGCCGTCGCGACCGCCGTCGAAAACGTTGTACTCGCCGAAAACGCGGTCCTCGTCGGCCTCGGTGTAGGCCAGCGGCAGGTCGGCGACGGTGAAGCCGTTGGCGTCGAGCAGGGCGCGGTCCTCGCCGCTCATACGGACGGCGGCATCGATGAGGGCTTCGCGCAGCTCCTCGACCTCGTCGCCAGGAAGGCTCTTCTCGAACCATTCCTCGGCGGTCTCGCGCTGACCGTCGATGATGAGGTAGCGGGCGAAGGTGTCGGCACTGTCGGCGATGTAGGTAACGGTGGCGTTCATTGGTCTCTCCTTCTTTGAGGTTCGGGGGGCTTTCCCTCCCGATGACTTAACTATACATCGCGCGCGACGCATAGTGCAACCTGGAATGAATGTGATCTACAAAACAATAGCACTCAGATAAGGACGTGCGAGTCCATACGTGCCGCCAAGGCCGCGTCGCGCTCGCGGGTCGCATGCTGGTACCGCAGCGCGACGTCGACGTCGCTGTGCCCACCACGGTGAAGCAGCTCGGCGAGCGTGGCGCCCTGCTGCGCGAAGATCGTGAGGCCAGTGTGCCGCAGATCATGGAATTTGAACCAGGGAATGCCCGCGTCCTGGCGTGCACGCTCCCAGGCCCCGCGCAGGCTATTAGGGTGCAGCGGCAGGCGCGGCGATCGCTCGGAAGCTAGAAGCCAGGACGTGCCCGAAGGCTCAACATAGGACTCAAGGTGAGAGCGCAGCGCCGGAATCAGCGACGCGGGGATGACTATCTCGCGGACGCCGGCGGCGCTCTTCGGCGGCAGCTCGACCGGCCCCTCCCCAGCTAGATACTGGACCTGTCGCTCGATACGGAGAGTCGCGGGCGTGGAGTCGAGGTCGAGGTCGCGGCGTTGCAAGCCGGTCAGCTCACCGAGCCGCGTCTGGCACCACGCGGCGAGTAGGACGGCGATGCGCAGGCGTGCGGGCATGGCGTCTGCGGCGGCTCGGACCTCCTCGGGTGTAGCGACCTGGCGCTCGCGCTCGCGGACGGGCCGATGCTTCTGTCCCTCGGGCACCTTGCACGGGCTCGCCTCAATGAGGCCACTCTTCACCGCGGCGTTCATACAGGTCGACAGCGTCATATAGAGAGGCCGCACGACGCCCGGACCTTTGGCCTGCCAGACACTCTGATACCAGGTATCGACGTCGTCGACGCTGATCGCCCCGAGGGGCTTCGCGCCGAAGGTGGGGACGAGATGCCGCATCCGATAGGTGTGCGTCTGGATCGTCTGAGGGGTCCGGCCTAGTCGCTCGAGCGACGCGAGCCACCTCTCCGACCACGCCGCGAAGGTCATCGCCGCACGCTCAGCGGCGAGTTCCTGCGCGCGCTCGCGCTCGCGGCTCTCCTTTGGGCTGGTCCAGGTGCCCTCGCTGATCTCTGCCTCGACGTGTGCGAGGAAGGCGCTCGCGTCGGCCTTGCGGACGAACGACCGCCCGGCGGTGTACTTGCCGCCGTCCGGCCCTGTGTATCGGACCTCGAAGCGCCCGCTTCGAGCCTTCCTGATCGAGCCGAAGGCTCTGCGTCCGCTCATGTCTGTCTCCTCGTCGGGGAAGTGGCGCAGAATCTTTTTCCACACGCTGCGCCACGCCTGCGCCACTGCCAATGATATATCCTGCTGCATCCTGATATATAGATGAGCGCATGGGTAGACGGCGAAAATCGCATGAGGGCAACGAAAACCCCGGAATCTCAATGAGACTCCGGGGTGTTTGTGGAGATGGGGGGAATCGAACCCCCGTCCAGTGGCCGGCCCCGAATTCTTCTCCGAGCGCAGTCTACGGTTTTATTTCTCAGCCCCCAGCATTGCGTAGACACACCGCTGGATAGGCTCAGTTGATGAAGTGTCGGAGGCGCCCCACCAACATGGGCGACTCCCAGTGGCTCCCTAGACGACGCCAGACACCGGGCCGGAAGCAACTCCCGGGCTGACGGACTAAAGGTTCAGGCTGCGATATCAGGCAGCGAGAACGTA